AATCTAGGCATATCTGCAGTGGGTGTAAGCGAACCTTTACCAGATGGTATTTATCATCTTAAGTTTTCTATTGCACCATCTACTGTCAATTTTGTTGAAAAAACAATAATGCGTGTAGACTTATTACAAGAAAAGTTTGATGAAGCTTTTATGAAACTTGATATGATGGAATGTGATAGAGCTATTAAGACACAATCTAAGGTTGATCTTACTACAATCAATTTCTTTATCCAAGGAGCAATAGCAGCAGCTAATAATTGTGCTGAAGTGGAAGCTAATAAGCTATATACACAAGCAGACAAAATGTTAAATAACTTTATTAAAAACAACTGTGGTTGTTCTGGTAACAACTACCAAATAAATTTCTATTAATATGGCAAATTGTAATTCATGTGGAGCTAATGTGGGATGTGGATGCAACCTACAAAATGGGCAATGTGCAGCATGTGCTTCTAAAGTTAATAAATAATATCAAATTATGTTATCACCTAGATTAACAAATTGTGTTGAGTGTTCAACTATACCAGTTTTATTAAACCATATAGATTGTAAACTTGCAGAGATGGCTAATGATTTATACAACAATGTTGTATTCATGCTTAATCAACCTGTTCAAGGAAATGCAATTATTGATCTATTAAACTATAGAAGAATCTTAACATTTAAGTATTGTAATCCAGATTATGCTGGATGCTTTACGGTACCAATGATTGCTAGTAAGGTTAATCGTATCACTGCTGGATGTAAACTTCCAGACTGTCTACCTTGTATAGATCCAATAACAACTACTACGTCAAGTTCATCTACTACAACAACCACTACAACAGTTCCGTATTTCTATTATGTAGCTAATCAGTATCAATGTCCAAATTGCGACACTATTACTGGTACTAATGTGGTAATTAAATCCTTAAATGTTTTAGGTATTGGGGATTGGATTAGTTCTGGTACTTACAAATTCAATGTGTTAGGTTTATCAGGTCCTAATTATATGGCAACATTAGTTGATGGAAATAATATTTCTACAACTTGTGATTGTCCATCTTAATTATTACTACAACAACAAATTAAACTTTTTAAAATAAAACAACATGTCTAATTGCGATAATTGCTATCAAGGTTGTGCTGAAACAATATCAGATAAATGTGTAAAATATACAGGAATAGATATTCCTCAACTTGGAATAGTTAAAGGAGACTCTTTAGCTGTAGTTGAACAAAAAATATTTAATCACTTAAGAACTGGAACAGGTATTGTAATAGATCTTTCTGGTATAAGTATATGTTCTATAATGCAGGAGTATCTTCCTGCAAGCCAAGATTATCCTCCTGGAAGCGAAAATGCTCCTACAGAGTTTGTATTGAATGATGTTCTTGCAGCTCTTATACAATACTCTTGTCTTTTACAAGGACAGATAGGTTTACAAGGACAAAGGATTGCAGACAATAATCTTTCATCTCAAGCACTTATCAATGAAGAAAGATTTGCTAGAGTTAATGAGTTTGAAGCAGTGGCTGGTATAATTGAAACTATTTCTGCAACATTTACTACAGATATACAAACTGCTACAGCATTAATTACATCAGAATCAATTGCTAGAGCTAATGCAAATGAAGCAATGGCTACTGTAATTGAAAATGTTTCTGCAAGCATAACTGCTTTAGACTTAGATGTAGATGCTAGAATAACACAAGAAAGAACAGCATCTGTAACAAGAGAGCAAGCTATTGCTACAATGGTAGATACAGTAGCAACTTCATTAGAAACAGAAACAGGTCTTAGAGAAGCAGCTGTAACTCAATTGACCGAATCTATATCAACAGAGTCTGAAGCAAGAGCTACTCTAGAAACCAATCTAAACGCTAAAGTTGCTCAAGAAACTACTGATAGAGGAACAGCAATTGGTCAAGCAACAATAAACATATTACAACAAGCAGATGCTACTGCAACAACTGCTAGAGCATTATTAAAAACTGATCTAGAAGCTAAAGTGACCCAAGAGGGAACAGATAGAACTGCAGCAATTTCAGCAGCAAAAGTTCTTACATTACAAGAAGCGAACGCTACAGCAACTGCAGCTAGAGCAATCTTGAAAAATGATTTAGAAGCTAAGATATCTCAAGAAACTACTGATCGGACTACTGCAATTTCACAAGCAAATATTACAACTCTACAACAAGTTGATGTTAAAGTTGGTAATGCTAAAGCAGAAATAATAACTGAATTAGAAGCTAAAGTAACTACAGACATTGGTACATTATCAAGTGAAATAACAACTGAATTAGACACTTGGGCTACTGTTCTTGGAACAGGTGCTTCAAATTTCACCACTCTTAAATCAGAAGTAAGCGATTATAGTGCTCAAATTACAGAAGCTTTAGAAACATCTGCTGATGCACTAGGTGCGGTTGACGCTCAATACACATTAGAAGTTAATGCAGGTGGTAAAGTTGCTGGAATGAAATTAGGATCAAATGGAACTACATCTGACATAGTCTTTACTGCTGACTCATTTAAAATATCAAATGGAACAAGCGGCACTAGTGGTGTTGTAAGTCCTTTTGAAGTGGTAGGTAATCAAGTAGTTTTAAAAGGTACAACTGTAGCAGACTCAATTATAACTCCTGGTACAGGTCCTACTCACCCAGCAACTGGTTGGAATGGATTATCTGTAAATAAAAATAATGATAATGCTATACGATTTAGGCATGCTAATGGTCAAGTTGGAATAGAGATGGGAGTTATTAATGGTGAATTAGTTTTGAACTGGTACAACGATCAAGGAGTGCTAGTTTGGAAAGGTGGATCTAGTGGAATTGTATATATAGATAATATACCTGCATCAACCTCACCTAGACTAATGTCATTGATATCATCTACTATATCATTTGATCCAACAGAAGCAGAAATACAAACACTAGCAACTGATGCAGATCAGTTATTAGTATTTACTAGTGGTGAAGGTTATCAACAATTTGGTGGTGATGCTGTAGATGGAGCATTCCCAATTAATAGAACAACAAAATATTTATATGATTCTGGACGAAATTCTGAAAGTGCAGTTAACGCAGTGTATGAAGGATTCCATGATGATATTAATTATACAGATAGCCCATTTATAACAAATGGATGGTGGGCATTTTACGTATCAGGTAATAAAGATGAAACATTCTTATCAGATGGATACGGTAATTATTATTTATCATTAGTGTATATACAAAATGGTAAACAATTTGCTTCTCTACAAGTACCTAATTATAGAATAGGAACTGGAATCAACTAACAAACCAAATTAAAAAAAAAAATATAACATGACAGTATTAATAACATTAACAACAGCAGGACTAGATGCTGGTCCGTTTGATTTATATTCAAATGTAGATGGGTACTCTGTTCCATTTGAAACAGGTGTAAGTAAATCAGCATTGTTGGCTGGATACACATCTACAATAGTTCCAGACTCAACAACTACTGTGAGAGTTAGATCTACAGGAGTGTGTACAAATTATATCGACATTCCTATTGGAGGAATTACAACTACCACCTCTACAACAGTTGCACCTGGAGTTTATCAATTTCCAATGACTAGATTCCCTGTTAATACTCAACTTGAAGCATGTGCTGATATCGCTACTGGAGAACCATTGGTATTTATATCAACAAGATATGCAACATCCTCTTATCTAAGTCCAGGAATGACTGTATATGAAGATGAAGCATTAACTATTCCTATTACTTGGCCTGAACCTAAATACTATGGTTACTTTAAAAACCCTGGAACAGTATTGGCTTGGGCATACATTGATGCAAATGGAGTTGTTCTAACATCAGGATATTGTCAATAATATAAATAAAAAAACTTCAGTTTTGTTGGTTTTACTAAGTTTCTCCTCAAGGGTTTCCTTGGGGAGTTTTTGTTTTATAACTATTTTAGTTATAAATAATAACCTGTCTAATTAAAATTATTTGGAAAGTATAAAAACAATTCTTTATCTTTACCATATTTTTTAATTAAATACTACTGTATATGTCTGAAAACCAAGTGTTGTTAACTCAACTAGAAGACTTACTTCGATTAAAAAAATCTAAAAAATTCTATGCTGAGAGACTTGGAATTACAGAGGGAGAAGTAAATGATTTGTTAAAAGAGTTGAGAGAACAAGATGCTCCTACTGAAGAGTTTCAAGAAGCGTATAACGCTGCAACTAAGAAAGTTAACGTTGATAAAGGTACTGTAGAAAGTACAATCATTAGTGACTTTGATCCTAAAGATGATATTGAACTAGCCAAATTACATAAGATAGATCTTGATAAGTATGTTATAACAAACTACTGGTCTAAGATGTTACCAAGTGGGAAGTTTACTTCCTCAGTGTTTTCAAAAAGAAAGCAAGCAGAAGATTACTCTCCAGAAGACTTTATTAAGTTTTTAGAAAACTACACACCTACACCTCAACCAACATTCTCTGTTGATACTAATAATGACAAAGAACATGTTAATGTTGAAATATCATTATCAGATTATCATTTAGCTAAAAGACATATTGATGGAGATAACAGTCCTGCTGAAAGAGCTAGACGTTATTATAATGTTGCTGAGTCATTAGTTAGAAAAGTGAGATCAATATATAACGTAGACACAATTGTCTTCCCTATATCGAACGATTTCTTTCACACTGATAACTATCAACATCAAACTACAAATGGTACACCACAGGACACTATAATGGATTATAGTTCTGAGTATGAATTAGGATTTGATATTCTAGTTAGTACTATTAACATGTTGAGAAATCATTCTAGTAATGTAGAGGTGATATTAGTACAAGGTAATCATGATAGAACTAAATCATTTTATCTTGCACATGCACTAGAAGTGTTCTTCAAGAACAATTATGATGTTAGATTTAAAAGAGAACATAGTGTTGTAAAAGGAATAACATTAGGTAATACATTTATTGGTTGGCACCATGGCAACTGTAAAATAGAAGATCTTCCTTTATTGTTTGCTACACATCCAGATTATAGTAAAGAGTTTGGTAATGCAACATTTAGAGAAGTTCACACAGGTGATAAACATCACTACATGGCAAAAGAAATTAAGGGAGTGAGAATACAACAAATGCCTAGTCTTTCTGGAACAGATAGATGGCATCTAGATAGTAATTATGTACACTCAGTACGAGCAGCCCTTGCATTAGTTTATGATTATAAACATGGAAAGGTCTGTGAGTTTGAAGAAAGAATTTAAACAAAAATGGCAACACTAAGAAAATTAGTATCGGATGTACGTTCAGTACATAAAATCTTATCTACTGACAGTTTGATAACTGACAGAGCTATTGCATCTGAAATTAGAAACAACTCTTTATTATTAATCAAGAGAGAAACTAACTTAAGAAAGTTATGGGCAACTGATACTTTATTCACTACTATCCCTTGTTTAGAGATGATAGAAGTTCCAATTTCTGAATGTTGTGGATATACAGACCCTTGTTCAGTTGCAAGAACAAAATATAAACTCCCACGTATCTCTGAAGGAAACTATCAGTATGTGATACAGGGAGTTTATTCTATTAATGCAATGAGTGGTCAAGGTAAGAAGTTAAAAGAGACTACTATCAATAGATATATGAATTTATTGAAGTTACCTATAATCAAGAAAGAAGAATACTTCTGGATATCTAATGGTTATTTATATGTTAACAATCCATTGTTACAAGCTATTAGATTTGTGGCATTCTTTGAAGAAGATGTAACAAATGATATAATGTATCCAGAATGTGGATGTGGAGGAACGGATTATTCATTAGATGACATATGTAAGAATCCATTAGATAAAGAGTTTCCTCTTCCAGGATATCTAGAACAGCAAACACTTGAATTAACGTCTAGAAAGCTTTTATCTACTTATTTTAACATTAAGACAGATATTAGTCAAGATGGTGCAGATGGTCAAGCACCAAATGCAAAACCAAATAATTAATGAGAACAAAGATTGATTGGCGAAGTGCTAGTAAAGAAAACTACAATGACTTCTGTAAAAAGAATCCTTCTGTAAAGATTACATTTGATAACTGGAGAAACATTCTCTACACTTATAATGAATCTTTCAAAGAGTATATTCTAGAGACAGGAGATAAAGCAAAACTACCCTATGGTTTTGGAGAATTCTCAATCAATAAAAAGAAAAGAAGAAGACTGAAAGGAACTGATGGTAAAGAGTTTGTTAATCTTCCTATAGACTGGCAAAAAACTAAAGAGAAAGGTAAAGTAATTTACAACTTTAATTATCATACAGAAGGTTATTTCTTCGGATGGATGTGGTTTAAAACTACAGCTCGTTTTAGAAACTCAGATCTTTGGTATTTTAAACCATCAAGACTTACATCAAGATTATTATCACACTACTTAAAAACCAGCGATAAGTATCAACACATTTATAAAGAATGGAAACGCTAAGAAACTATGAGTAATTATTATAAATATAATTTTATATCCCCAGAACCTATTTATGCCACTGTAAAAGAAGAGTTGAAAAGCTACTTTGATACAGGTGCTGTAGATGATCTTTTGTTTCCTACATACTTAGACAAGAGTCTTAAGAAGTTAGGAAGAACTACTTATGTGATTTCGGAAGAAACTCTTTATATAGAAGATTTTCAAGCAAGACTTCCAGATAACTTTTATGCTGCAAGAGAAGCTTGGATGTGTGCTGAAGTTCCTCAATATCCATATCAATCAGCTAATTCATTTTACTCACAAGCAGCTAGTGCTACAACTATTCAAGTTAGCCCTATTGTTTATGGTGGAAATCCTTGTGATAATCCATGTAGTAATCCTGAGTGTCAACAATGTGATTGTAATGGTGTATGTATGCCATTGTTAGAACAAGCAGTATATAAAACAAATACACAGACAACTAGATCATACAGATTAGAATATCTTCTTAAACCAGGTACTATTTCTGCAAAACAAAACTGTGGTGTAGAATATACAAACAATTGGGAATTCCAAAAAGAAGCACCAGGTATACATGAGTTCACTCCAGGTTCTGCTAGTTATGATTCATTTGACATTAGAGATAATAAATTTGTAACCAACTTCAGAAATGGGGTTGTACATTTAATTTTCTATGCTACAGAATATGATCATGTAGGTAATCAAATGGTTCCTGATAATTATCGTATTAGAGAGTATGTAGAAGCATTCATTAAGTATAAGGTTTTTGAAATGCTAACTAATCAAACTGTTGATGAAACATTCAATCAGTTACAACAAAAGTTAATGTATCATAAACAGCTATATGAAGAAGCTTATATTATGGCTGATATTGAGATTAAGAAACAAACCGCATGGGATAAACAAAGACGAATCAAAAATGATTTGAATAGGTTTAATATGTACGAGCTACCAAATAGAACCAACAGAAACGGTAGAAGAAGAAACAATTAATAAGTTATGGCAGAAGAAACCACTCCTCAAGGAAATATAAGACAAGAGTATAATACTGCTAGTGTAGGACTTAACTTGGATCAATCTGTTAATCAGATTAAGCCAGGTACTCTTACGTATGCATTAAATGCTAATGTTGAAAACTTTGATGCAAATTCTGTTAATTATCAGAATGAGCAAGGTAATGAGTTTTGTGCATCATTCCCTGAAGATTATGTTTTAATTGGTACGCACTTTATCCAAGAGCAAAACAAACATATATTCTTTTTAGTTAAGGATAGTCCCACTGCACCAAGTAGTGAGATTGGTTACATGGAGAATAATGATTGTATTTATCATACACTTGTAAACTCACCTTGTTTAAATTTCCAAATCAACAATCCTATACATAAAGCTGTACATAGACTTACAAATTGTACAACAGAGATATACTGGACAGATGGGTTCAATCCTAGAAGATATTTAGATATTGAAAACATTCCTTATCTATTAGCACCAGGTTCTGATTTATGTGATCCTGTTTATACAACTGAATTAGATTGTAATCAAATAAAAGTACAACCAAATTTTAATATTCCTAATTTATCAATTAGTGATGTTGTACCAGGAGGAGAATTAAAAGCAGGAACTGTACAATTTGCAATTCAATATTGTGATGCGTCTGGTAATCCATTCACATCTTTTTATTCTGTTACAAACCCTACACCTATTGCTGACCCTCAGATAACAACTGCTAATTACGATTATAATGTTGGTAAGTCTGTTGTTGTTAGTATTTCTAATTTAGATGTAACAGGACAATTCCAATATTATAACTTAGCAGTTATTAAAACTATAAACGCTATATCATCTGTTGAACTAGTTGGAACATATTTCATTGAAGCAGCTACAGATAGAGTTACATATAGTGGTCAAGATGTCACTGCAATTAGATTAACTATTAACGATATATTTGAGAAATACCCATATTACGATATTGCAGAAGATATTACTTCAGCACAAGATGTTCTTATTTGGGATGGTTTATCTTCTATCGATAGAGTTAATTACCAATCTATTGCTAGTCAAATAGATCTTAAGTGGGAAACATATAAGATGCCAGCAAGTGAAAACTATGCTGATGAATTAAATGCTACAAACTTACGTGGATATCTACGTGATGAAGTGTATGCATTTGAGATTGCTTTCTTATTAGCTAATGGTAAACAAACAGATGGTTTCCATATTCCTGGTAGAGCTGCTACTCCTTCAGATCTAACTGTTATATCAGATACAAATCCAGATTATATTGAAAATACTCCTACAGCTCCTTATTGGAAAATATATAACACAGCATCTGTAACAGATTCTGCAACAGGAGCTCCTATTGGTAACGCTACTCCATATGAATATGGAGAGTTTGCTTATTGGGAATCAGAAGAAGAATATCCTTGTAATGTAGATATTTGGGGACCATTAGCTGGGCAACCTATTAGACATCATAAATTTCCAGATGTACTTGTAAGTCCTATATTTAATAATCCTGATGAGTTTGTATTAAATCCAGGGTTCACTCCAGTAATGAAAAACAACTCTGTATTTCCTATTGGTGTAAGAGTTGACCTTGATCAAATAAAATCATTGATTGAAAGCTCTAGTCTATCTGATGAGGAAAAGGCAGAGATTGTAGGATTCAAAATATTAAGAGGAGATAGAAGTACAAACAGATCTATTATAGGAAAAGGTATTCTTAGAAACGTTGGTAAATATGAGAGAGAAGACCAAACTTATTATTTTCCTAATTATCCATACAATGATGTTTCAGAAGATCCATTTTTAAATGCTTCAAACAATGCTTGGTCAAATGAATCAATACCATTTACAGTAAATGTCCTAGAACTTACAAGTAATGATGATCAAGGTCCATATTTAGAAGTACAATATACTGATCCTAATTCAAATAAGTTAAAGACAGAAAAATATAGAACATTAGGTTCTAGAGATTTATGTTCTTTGACTAAACCTACTGTTATAAGTGAAGGGGTATTTAATAATGTATATTATAATAATAGCAGTCAATATCCTATTATAGCTTCTGATAACGTTGCAACTATTAATTATAAAAATTATGATGTTTGGAAGGTTAGATCAATTGATCCAAGTTTTGGAGACTGTTGCCCAGGATATGGTATAGAGTGGAAAGACTTTATGTCAGATGGTAATGAAGCTACTGGTAATAAATACGTATATGTCGGAGGTTGTCTTGGAGAAGCCCCTAGAACTAGATATATTTATGTAAGATATACTGGAACACCAACAGGTTTTACCTGTATGTCAGATTGTGATAAATGTGGTAGAAGATCAGAAATAGTTGAAGAAGTTAGAGATGATAGTTGTAAAGATCCAATTCCATTTACACCAATAGAGGATGAATCAGGTGTATCTCGTAGACAAGTGTTTAATTCTCCAGAAACATCTTTTGGACAGCCTTTCTTAGGTACAGTTCTTAAATTAGAGAATGTGATGTTTGGTGCAGGTATAGCTCACTTTACAGAAGTTAGAAGCAATGCTAAATACAAACTTATAACAGAAGAGGCACAAAGAGATGCATTGAAAGCTTCTGAGAAATTAGGATCTATAACAGACCCATTCAGTACACAGGCAATGTTTGCTGCATATCAATCTTATCTTACTATTTATGTAAATGGTATTACAAGAAAGAACTATGCATACTCATTTAACTCTATTGCTAGTTATGATTACTTTGGAAACATTGATAACAATCTAGGTATCAAACAAAGAAAGATTGATATTAAACAATATCTTATTCCAGGAGTACAATCTGTTGGGGATGATATTCCTATTAACAATTATCAAAGAGAATCTTCTGTATATATTAAAACACAAGAGTCTGTAACAGCTCTACCTTATCCTGATAAGACACCTAGTATTGCTCCTTCAGGAACAAGTCTTATTACAGATAAATCTAGATTTACAATCGGTAGTAGAGGACTATGTGCAACACCTTCTCAAGATCAACCTATAAGTGTTGTTTCATATTATGCATCTTTAAAGAACATAATAGTTAATCAATGGGGTCAAATATATTCTTACTCAACAATTGATACAGGATTTCAAAAAGAATTAAGCGCAGGCAGTTTAGGTACTGCTGTAGTATTTGGTGGAGACACATTCATTGGAAGATTTGCATTTAAAACTAAGTTACCATTCTTTATTGATAACAGAGTGAATGCTCCTGATGATTCAGATATCTTCTATGATGAGATTGGTAATATTGCTTATCCAAAATACTGGCACTCTGCTAGATCTATTTTGAGAGATTATGAAAGTAGTACAGAACCAGATTATGATTTAACTACATCATTAACAAATATTATATCATACAAGGCACATAACTTTGACTGTCCAAATAGTCAGTTACCTGCACCTCCAACAAATAATCCTAATAGAACATTCTATGATGGATATTTCTATTTGTTTGCATATGGTGTTCCTAACTTCTATTGTGAGAGTTCTTATAATTTAGATCTTAGACAAGCATATGATAATAGAGTGGGAGATTTCTGGCCTCACGTAAGTACTAGTATTCCTGATGATTGGGTACAAGAAAGTTTTGTATCTATTGCAAACGATAATACGTATACATACAACACTACATTCTCTAAACAGAATAAAGAAAATACATTTAGTCACTTACCTCCTGATTGGGACAGTGCTAAATCTTGTCTTACTAAATATCCATTTAGAACTATTTACTCAGAACCTCAAGCTACAGATGCTGACAATAGAGTGAATAACTGGTTAACATATAAGGCTACTTCTTATTTTGACTTCCCTCAGAATTATGGTAATCTTATATCACTAGATGGTATTCAGAACAAAGCTGTATTAGCTAGGTTTGAGAATAAGTCATTGATGTATAACAACTTGCTTGTGATGAACACAAGTAATCCACAAGCAGCTTATTTAGGGAATCCTAATTTATTTAGAGGAGCACCTCCTATTGACTTTGCTGAAACAGATCTTGGATATGTAGGGTCTCAAAATAAATTCTTATTAAAGATCCCACAAGGACAAATAACAGTTGATGCTAAAAGAGGACAAGTATTCTTAATATCTGGTACACAAGCTGTAGATTTATCTGCATTTGGTTCAGGTATGAACAGATTCTTTACAGATCATTTAGCTTTTGAAATACTTAGATATTTTCCAACTGCAGAGATAGATAATCATTTTAATGGTGTAGGGTTACACGGTGTGTACGATAGTAAGTTTGATAGAGTTATCATTACTAAACTAGATTATATTCCTTTAAACCCAAACATTAAATACGATGAAGAACTCGATGAGTATTATATTGAAGAGGGGAATGTAATGACGCAAGTGTTATTAACTGATCCTGTATACTTCTGTAATAAATCATGGACTATATCATTTAATTTTAATACTAAGAGTTGGACATCTTTCCATAGCTACTTACCTAACTTCTACATAGGAGAAAGTAATTTCTTTTACTCAGGAATAAATGGATGTTGTGATGATTTTGATTTTGTAGCTGGACCTATTGTTCCTGATCCTACAACTACCACCACAACTACAACAAGAACTCCAGAGTGTAACATTACAGGTACAGCAAGAGTTATAGAATGTAATTTTACTGGTACAGCAAATATTATTTATTCTCCTACCACTAGTACTTCTACTACTATCGCACCTGTTGTAAATTGTGTATCTAATTACGGAGCTAGTATGGCACCTTGTATTGGAGGAACAGTAGATGATTATATGGAAGGTTATGTCTATTTAGAAAACCCAGTAACTGTGGATACTGTTTTTCAAATAACAGTTAATTATATACCAGGAACATTTTCTGGTAATTGTAACAATCCTAACTCGCAACAAGATTTATATGTAACAGTTCTTGCGGGTCAAGATCAAGGATTATTAACTTGTCCATATGCACCGTTTATAAATTCTAATGGGGCTACAATATGTTCAGTTTCATTACATGATCCACCTTACGCTGAATGTCAAACATGTACAGAATACACAGTAAGTACTACTTCTGGAACTGGACAAAGTTATACTTATATAACTTGTGATGGAAATCCATCTGGAGGAACTATAGGTGGAGCTGGAGGATATGATGCAGATACATTCTGTGCGCAAACAGATACAGTTAATCTTGTAGGTTCTGAGTTAAATATTTCTACTAATGGAAGTTGCACTATTTAAATAAAATATAAATAATAATATGTCACAGACAGTAAATATAAAGTTAACAAAGGTAGGTCCAAATGTTGGACCCTTTGTTATATCTGATCAACTTGGTCGTATTGTTGCACAGAATGTTTCTTTAGCAACTCTTACGTCAGGAGTGAGTTATATTTTAGGAGATGATGTCACTTCAATAACTATTGAGGGTATGGGAGATTGTACATATACTAAAACAAGAAACATTGCTCCTGTTACAGTTAGTCAATTTGCTGCTCCTACAGAAAAGTTAGTTACAGGTTGTGTTTGGAGACACTTAACTAATATTCAGTTGTACAATTCATTCTACGGAAAGATTGCACCTTATGTTATTGAATACCCATTTGCATATCAATACCAAGATGAGATATTACAGAACGTAAAAGATTATACAAAAGCATATAAATATCTTCCTATTCCAGATGGTGTATATAATTATAACACAAAAATTGAAACAAATGACAAATGGTTTAATAAGGCTATATTGTATAACGGTCAACAATCATCAGGTCTTCTTGAACTTGTTGCAAAACCTTTACATAACTTAAGAGAGTATATGACCTACCCAAGATTCAATGCTAATAGTAAAACTATCACTTATACAAAGAGTGATAACTTCTATCAGTATAATACATTCTGGGCAGTGCAAGTAAGTTCACAACAGGTCTTATTCAATACTCCTTGTACATCCTTATCTTATGATAAAGTGATAAATGATGCTAATATGGACTATGGTACTAGATCATTCAGAAAGGCACCTCTAAGAGCAAAAGAATTAAAAGTGAGACATATACTAGACAATAGCTCAGAAGTTCATCTAGTGTCTCAATTCATATTAACACCTGCACAAATCAGTTATAAATAATGGCAAAGGGTTGGTTAGATAACTACGGTAAAGAGGATAACTATAATGATTCAAGTGTATCCGCTCCTGAAGGATTCAGAGGAGATGGATATTCTAATGTGGGAAGAAACTATTCTCCTGCATGGGGGGGTCAGTTTCAAATGGGTGGTAATGTCTACCCAGTTAACTATGTTCCTCAAGCAGCAATGGGAGGAAGTCTTCCAGGAGCTACAGGACATATGTATGCAAGAATAGGTGCTCCATCAAATGGTCCTTATGCTAAGAAAACATTAGCTAGTGCAAGAAATGGTAGATGGTTAGATAGTTATGAAGCTGGAGAAGTTATTAAAGATGATATGGGACAATGGGCTCATCCAGGAGAGATAACAGAAATC